CCTTGTCGGTTAACTTGAGATGCAGACCAAATCGGGATATCTAGCTCGCGGGCTAATCCTTTAGTACTTGTATAAATATCATCAATTTCATCTTTTCGTTCCCTAGTTGTTTTATTTGAACGAAGAAGATCAACATAATCAATAACAACCATATCTGGTTTTGTTCCTAAATCAGTACATTTTTGAATATGCGATTCTACTGTCGAAACTCCAGCTTTACCTGGTGAAAATTCTTTAATAATAAGATTCCCAGGTAATTTAGTCATAACCTCTTCAATTTGTTCTTTATGAAACATAACTTCATTTGCTGGGAGTTCAGTAAAATAAGCATCAAAGCGTCTTCCTACATAATCCTCTCCTAATTCTAAAGTATAATAAACTACATTATACCCTAATTTAACAGCATGTCCTGCTAAAGCTACTAAACTCCAAGATTTACCACCTCCTGGACCACCAAATATAAGACCAAAATCTCCATTTCCGAGACCTCCTTGGAGAATTTTATTAAATTCATCCCAAGGTGTTGGGACAGTAATTCGTTGTTCTTCACGATAACGTGTTTCAATGTCTTTAAGATACTCATGGCCAATATTTTTATCATTACCTGCTTTAAGTGCATTATCAATTAAACCTCTAATAGAATCATAGTCTTCAGCTTTTAATAAATCTACACTACTTAACAAAGCTTTTTTTAGTTGTTGATTCTTACAAAAAGCTGCGAATTCGGATTCAATATATTCAGCATCTGTAGCTACAATTTTATAAGCATCACGGAGTTGTTCTCTAATAGAAACTTTTAAAACATCATTAGTTACTTTTTCGTATTCAGATTTTAATACTTCTGGAGTTGGTGTAGTATGATATTCGTGGTAGTATTTAAGAATATTATCAATAATCCATTTATGTGCTTGATTATCGAAATAAGATGAATCTAAAATATCATAAATATTAGTTAAAAATTCTTTACGTTCTAGTAATGAATGGATAACTTTTACTTGAAATGCGGAGCCGTATTTATTTAATTCACTTAGAGTCATCTACAAAACTATTTAATATTCGAAACTGATTATTAATCCAAAATTCTACGTTTTTAATTAAATGGCGTAACCCATCTTCTTGATAAAATTTAAGAAAAGGAACCACATTAAGCACGGGTGTTTGTTCTTTTATTTGGTCCTCTATATACTTTTTTTCTAAATCATCCATCATAGGATTATGTAAATCCATGATTTTATAATTTTTCCTTAAATTAGCTTCATCAAATACTACACGAGAATATATAACATGTTCTTTATGTTTTTCAGCTGCAATATTAATTATATCATCTAAGGTAAGTATTCGTTCATTTAATTCAGGGAATAATTTATGTAATTTTTTTATCCCTAAACCTTTAATTCCAGGTACTTTATCAGAAGCATCCCCCATTAATACTTTATATAAAATAAAATTTTCAGGTAAAACTCTAAATTTATCTACAATAGTATCTCGGTTATAATAGTCCTTTTCAATAGGACGATACACACAAATTTTATCACTTACTAATTGAATAAAATCTTTATCACTTGAAACAATAAATGCACGAGAGTTGGCATTATTATTGGTGATAGTTTGTGCTAAATGCGCGATAATATCATCGGCCTCTACCTTATCGAGCGCTATGGTTTTTACAGGGAGACACTTAAGATAATCGATTAATCTTACTATTTGGTCTACTTTAGCATCATGTTCATCTCCAACATCTTCAAAAATTTCCCAATTAGTAATCCGAGAAATATGCCTACCTGATTTGTATTCAGATAGGATATTTTTACGGTTCATTGAAGAATTTTCACCATCAAAAATTATATACATTGATGTAGGATCAATAGCATTTATTAGAGTCCCCAACGAACGAAGAAATCCACCTAATCCACCTATATGAACTCCATGCTCATTCACAATATTAAGCATAGCGAAGTTTCTGAAAAATAGATTTAGACCGTCGATGATCAGTATTCTGTCATTTTTAGAGGAGGGTGTATCATTAACCTCATCCATATTGTTGAGGAGCTCTAATAAATTATTATCTGCCATTTTATTCTGGTTCTTGTTCGTAAGTTGAAGCGGTTTCTACAGAATCTTGTTCTTCGATAACTTTAAAATCACCGCCACCTAAAATTTTACTCCATTCTTTAGTATGATCGTCTTTATATTTTTTCAGATCTTTATCAGAATCTTCAATAAAACCATGAGGTGTCATAATAATTCTACCTCTAGTTGTAATACCATTAATATGGTTTTTATCAATTTGAAGATTAGTACGCTTAGCAAATTCAACCTGTTTACTATCTTTGATTGCTTTAATCTTAGATGTTCCAGCATTAGCAATATTACCAAATGTAACTACAAATGTAGCATCAAACCACATAGCAAATCCACCTTTATTCATTAATTTAGGTTTACCCATTGGATTTTCAGGCTTAGCAGTCCACACTTTATTTACACAAACTAATGTATTAGTGTATTTTGAAGACTCTTTACGAGATAATGTAATCAATTGATTAACACTATTACCAAATTGGGTTGACATAGCACCTGCATTCCACTCATTATTGTTCTTGTTAGATTTAACAGACATTTCACAAGGTACTGAACCAATTGAATCCCAGAAGAAACATAAGTCATAAGGTAGATTACCTTTCTTTTGCTCATCAAGCAAATCAAGGACAAAGGCTGCTACATCTTCAATAGTATGAATAGTTTCACGATCAGCATAAATAAAGAATCCTTTATAATCTATTAATTCACCAGTTTCTTCATCCCAAACTTCTTCAATTTCAAGACCCATTTGAGTTGCATGCTCCCAGTTCCATTTCATTTCAGTAACAATAAACACTGGGAGTACTCCTGATTTTTGACAAGCTACTGCAGCTTCAATAAGTGCAGTAGTCTTGCCTGTATCAGAATGACCTCTAAGTAAACAAATATGACCCATTGGAAGACCAGGTACAGATGTTACTGATTGGAAAGCTGGTGATAAAGGGATCCACTGTTGTTCTTTAAACTTTATAGAACCTGTTAGACCTTTTTTATTCTTAAAATTCCCAAGATCAAAATTTGACTTAATCTCAGCCGATACAGCTGCGGTTAAGGACTTGCTTGCTTTTCTTGCCATAATCAGAAAGGCAGATCATCAGCTTTATCACTACTTTCGTCAAATAAACTATCAAATTTATCAAGTTTATTTTGCTTTACAGTTTGTGATGAAGTATTAACTGAATAATTAGTTTTTGGTATATCAGTTTCCTTTTCATCGTCAATGATATCACCTTCTTGAGCTACATCTTCAGGTGTTAACCATGATTCAAGAGCTTCTTTCATTTCCTCATAAGGAATTTTCTTAAATACACCTTGAGGATCAACTTGATTCTCTAACCACAATTCAATTTGATTAGCTTCTCCAGCAGGAGCGCTCTTCATTGAAGGTGATGCTGTAGTACGATTGTACTTAGTCCCTGTCATTTCAGGTCCTTCAGTATTTAATTTGATATCACGACCTTGATTAATGTCAGTATAATCACCAACTTCATCATCCATAGCTAATTGCAAGAATGTTGAGTATAATTCCTTACCAAACTGCCAAATTTTAACACCTTCATCTTCCATACCTCGGACGATTACAGGAGCAAAATAACGAACTTTTGGTTCAAGTTTCTTAGCTAACTTCCAGTTTTCAGGCTGATCAGTTTGGCGAAGTTTTTTAGCGAACTCAACCAATGGATCTTTCTCACCAAAATTTGTAGGTGAAATCATTACTGGTTTGCCTATTCCATAGTGGAAATATAGCTCACTAAAAGGAGTTGTTTTGTTAAACTTTGACGGCATAATACGAACCGTTTGTTTACCAATTGAAGGTTTCCAAAACAATGACTTTCCATTGTTTGAATTGTTAGAGGCAGGTTTTTGCAGGGCCTCTAAACGCTGCTTGATTACGTCTAAATCCATAATATATAACTAATTTTAATTGGGTGGTAATATACGAAGTGTTTCGGCGATAGCCAAGTTAAAGTTCAATGATTGTGTGAATCTTTGTCTTTAATTCTTTTAATTCGTTTTGTTGGGTCAATAGAATTGTGTTCTTATAATGCTGCCATTCAATTCTAAAGCGAGGGTCTACTACACCACCATTTAAACGCTTAATTAGCTCATTAAGGGCATTGATAGTGTATAGAGTGTTTGAATCTTTTTTACGATGTACTAAGATTGTATTATCTGGAATAGAAGATACATTACCTTGGTCTACATTATAAGTAACAACATATTCGTCATTGCTTTTAACATGCAATACAAACATTTTATTATACATGATAGTATATTTGGATTGCAAATTTTCTACTAAACTATCTAATTCATCTAGGGTAGTAAAAGTGCAAAATAACTTGTTATTCAAATCTAATGTATTTATTGGGTTTTCGTAGTCATATTCTACCCCATAAATATTAGTAGGATTATTTAAAATTGTAGTTGAGTCCATGTTTACTTTTTATTTGTAACTTTAATTTATTAAAAAC